CTGGATTATTCGCGGCATTGCCACCGTCTAAGGTCTGTAATAAGACCTCAAATTTGTAGTCGACGGCTGAGGACGCTGAAGATTGATTTAAGAAGTCGAATTGTTTCTGAATCTGTTCACCAACAAGTCTTTGAATATTGCCCTGCATGTCATCACGCAGAGTCAGAGTGCAATCGGACCAAGTTGGCTTACCGACATAGTGAATCTTTGAGTTATAAATATCGATTGTTTGTGCATCAAAATCAACAGTTGGCCGTTTGAAGTCCATGACCTGCTTTGTCATTTCAGAAGTATTTGAAATGCCAAAACCAACGAAGATTGCGCGAAACCGATATTTAAGTTTGGGCATGATTAGTCCTTGGTTGCTAATCGATGATTGATTGCCTTCTAATGGTACTGTAAAATTGAGCAGGCTCGCTGTGCTTCCCATAATGTTTTATCTCCTATATCTAAATATATTTAGCATAATTGTGAAAATTTTCAAAATCAAAAATAAAGGGTACCGAATTTCGGTACCCTTTTATGAGGCAAAATGCATTTTCATTAACTAGACGTTACAGAATTACCACTTAATACTCCTTGCCCTACTAGAACCAATGGTATATAAATAAATTCCGCAGCAGTAAGTGGAGCGATGACAATATCAATGAATAGCTCATTTGCATCAACTACTGCGGGGGGATTATTATCCAAAGAGCAATCCACTGCATAATCCGAAATACCACGCTGCGCTTGGATACCCTTTAAGAAATTACCAAATGCAAACGCTGCCGAATATCTAGTTATCGCATCATTCTGTTCAAACAAGAACTGGTTGCCAATCTGTGTGAAAGCCTGGCGTAGATAAATTACCAATCTTGCAACATTAATGCGGCTTAATTCCGTTGGAAGGGCTGGGCTCTGTAAGGTCTTCTGCCCATAAATTTCAATGCCTACTCCCGGAATATTGCTGATCGGATTTACCCCGGCCGGATATAATACATCACGTAGAGCTTTTGAAACACTGTTAGTAATAAAATCTCCTGTCGTGGGGTCAACGTAACCAATTGAAGTTACATTTTGTACAATGCCGCGACGTGGACCCGCCGGAGCAAACCAAGGATAAGAGACTGCATCACTTTGGATGATCGTTGGAATGGCCATATGTGTACTTGGAACCACAATATTATTGCCGCTTAAATCTGTGGATAAACCAGCCGGATAATAAATGCCAGCGTAATCATACCGAGTAACCAAGCCGTCGACACCATCTGTATCTGCATTGTTTAAGTTATTGCTCCAAACATTTAGATCATTTGCGTCAGCAGTTAAGGTAAGAGGGGTATCTGATACAATAAATGCTGTTTCGCCGCGTGCTTCATTTAATGCGACTAATGCCGGTAGAACTTCAGGATAGCCAGGGCAAGAAATTAAATTATAATTATAGAATTCGTCTTGCACCTGTAAACTATTATCCACTGCCGATATTAATGATCGAACAACCATTTGTCTCTGGGCGGCACTACCTTGATATGCTACCCCACTCTCATTATTGCCGCTGGCAGTAACCCAAGTTGCTCCATTATTCGCCTCTGAACTGGACAAATAATTGGTCATAAACTGTTTAACATTCATACCACTTCGTCGTGTGTTGAATAATAACAATCCTCTCGGATATAGAACGGCGTTTGGTGCATCTGAATCTAAAATTGCAGGATTTACTGTCAATAATGTGTTAATCGGAACTAGATTTTCAGGATTTCCTGGATCTAATAGCCCGTCTGTGCTCCAACGAGCATCCTCAAAGATAATACCATTTATGCTAGTATGATCCTCATTATTGATCTGCACCCAGTTCGTACCGTTATATCTCCAAATGTTCGGCAATGCACTAACATCAGAAGTATTAATCCAAATATCACCACTTACTACTGGAGTGATACCGTTGCTTTGAAATACTGGCGCTAGATCTGAAACAATTGGACCATTGGAATCTGTAATCATCAAATTCGCGCCGCGAGCATCAGAAGCAACTGTGCGATAACTTGCCCAGGTGGTACCGGTATTAATTAAAATATCAGCAACCGTAATATCGTCATAGTACCAAATAGCCCCATTGCTTGCATCTGCTGTGGGTGCTGTAGGAGAGACAATATAATTCGCAATTAATTCTGTAGTCCAATTTGAAACATCAGCATAATCTGCGACCAACGGGAATCCTGCATTGGTAAATGGTTCCCCCACACCGTCATATAAGAAGAACGTTCCGCCGTTTGTGTTCTGAACATACATTACGCCGTTTGCATAAGTACCGGCGGCGATCCC